CTGCGGCACCAGAACGCCGCCGTCGGCGACACCCGTCACCGTCAGCCCTTCAAGATGGTTAAGCCCGCTAACTGTTGTCGTTGGCGTCGAAATCGACCACGTCCCGCTGACTGCAGGCGTCACGGTATTGTTCGGATCGTTAGGTATCGTTCCGGTAATCGTTTGCGTTACCGTGCCGGTTAGTAATGTGGGGGATACGTAATTCGTCACTGTCACTTTACCCCCTCCGACCCGTACGACATCGCCCACCATACTGCTTGTAAAAACGTTCGTTGACGCGGTAAGCGTCACAGTACCGGTGGTTCCTGAAACCGTCAGTGTCGCGGCAGGAAACTGCATCGGGTAGGAAAGACCCGCGTCCACACAGAAACAACTTTCCACGTTCTGCCAGATGCGGTTATCCATCCGTTCGGAATAGTATACCCACACACCTTTGACATATCGCTTCACGATGGCATAAAGCGCATCCACCGGCGGTTCCGTAACCGAGCAGACGCCTACCACAAGACCGTTCGTGTCGTGACGGCTCCAAGAATAGACATCCTGCTCTTTGAGATAGGTGAGACAAAGCAATATGCCGTCATCCCGTACCGCCCAGATAAGTTTGTAAGGTTCTTCACAATAAGCCCATTGTATAATCGTATGGCCGAGAAACAAATGGTTCGACAGCACCGTCATATCCGTGCCGGTGAAGATGTTGGTGAAAAAATTGTACGACAAATCCCTGACAATGCTGCCCTTCGACTGCACGTACAGAATGTCGTAATTAACCACGATAGGAGGTACTGTCGCAGAAGAACCGTTATATGCCTGCGCCTGCGCCGTCTGGTCGGCGGGTGTGATGGCGGCGCTGTTGCCGCCGTTGACCAGCCACGCCCCGCTGCCGGTAAGTACCACAAGACCGTTAGTCATCGGCACCATGAACTGGATGCCATTTACTTGTTGCGCCCAAGGCGTGCCGCTGATGGCGTCCGAATCCACAATCGGAGTCGATACGTCCATATTGTTGTACGCTCCCGGCTGGCTCATGTAGTAGGTATCGGGGTTATCCAGCGTGTTGGCATAGACGCGGCGTTGCTGGTAATACGCAGGGTCGCCCGGGTAAGTTTCGGACTCAGGGCCGATAGTAAGTGTTGCCGCCGCTCCTCCGGTTCCACCGGCGTTCATGCCGCCGGTCAGAGTCGCTCCGCTGGGAGTGCCTGCGTAAGTGCCGCTCAGTGTGTATGCGTTGCCCGCAGTGCCTACGGTTTTATAAGTAATATTCAGCGTAAGCCCGCTAATTCCGTAACTGGCGACCGTGAGGTTCGCGCTGGCCGAACTTTCGACCGCTGTGTAAAGCGCTCCCAGATTGGCCGCAGGAGTTGTCAGAATATTAATCTGAGTGCCCGTGGCGCCGCTGGTGACAAACGTGAAAGTGACACCGTTAAGAATAACGGTCTGGCCGTTGGTAGGATTGGCATTAAACGTGTAGCTGCCCGAAGCGACAGTGCCGCTCGACCCCGTGATGGTGATAGTGTCACCGGCCTGGTAATTCTGTCCCGGGTTCTCGATATCCATCGCAACGAACGTGCCGCCGACAATAATTGGAAAACCTAAGAACCCGGAACCCGTGGAGGTCGTTATCGTGTAACCAACGGTGCCTTGCGACAGGCCGGAGCCGACATTCGTAGGCGTCACAAAAAGAATCTGCCCCCGGGCGAACGGGTTAGTATGCACCGGCGGGCTGCGCGTGGCATCGGCAGTGATATTGCCGTCGGTAAACGAGGGGCCGTAGGAGAAACCGATATAGCTGTAGAGGCTCCCTGCGGGAACCTGCGCACCGTAGGAGGGAACCGCGCGGTAGACGTTATAGCTGGCGGCGTTGGCGACAGGCCCCCAGGTAAGCGAGTTCGACCCTGCATAGATGGAGATATTATTATTCTCGACAGCCGCAGGAACCGAACCTTCACTTTCCTCGCCGGTCGTGTTATCGATCGCCGTCACGCGGTAACTATAATAAGTATTCACCGTTGTCGAACTGTTGGCGGAGACAATCAGCCCGGTAGGAGCGGCGATACTTGTGGAGAACGTATCTTGCGTGAATACCCAGTTGGTCGCACCGTTGCGCACCAGCTCGTAAGACGGATATTCCGTCAATGTCTGCTGGTTGACGCAGCATAGCGTCATGGTGTCCGCTGATTGCGTATATTTAAGGTAGGGTAAATCAATAGCTGCATAAGGAGCCGTTGGCGTATAGATGCGTGCAAGCGTGCCTCCGGACGTGTAAATCGGAAAACTCAGCGTATTCTGCACGGTGCCGAACAAATCCGTCAACGTGAAGGAACTGCTTGTAGCGTTCTGGACTATCCATGTAAGTCCGTTAAAGTTCGTCATGCCCCCGACGCCGGTAATAAATACCCAGTCTCCGTTGGCAAGTGTGTAGTGCGTGTTCGTGTAACTGAAAGACCCGGGGTTGCCTTGGGTAATACCGGTAATGGCGTTCTGCGCTTCGGTAACATAGTTCCCGTTCGATTTGATGCGCATATACTGGTCGCCGAATTCCAATGCGTAGCCTTGCGTTAAACTGAACTGAAAAGGAATGTCGCGCGGCGGATTGCTGGTCGCCGAACCGCCAAGGTTGGGTGCGCCCTGTTTGCACATGCCGACATAGGCCAATCCCGCACGCGATGCCGCGCCGCCACGGTAGTTGACGAACATATTGCGCATGGTCGAAGCGCCGTTTTTGTATTTCGCGAGGTCTACCCGACCGTAAAGCTGGGGACTTACTTCACCGCCTACAAAAGATGTCTGGATGCTGTTGACGGTCATAAAGTCACCCGAACGCAGGCCACGGCATTTCGGAACATTCGCTTAAATTGCATCCATACCCGTAGTTGAGCGAAGATCCTGTTCTGGCGGATATCCAGTCACTCTCACGGTTCTGCGACACCACCGACTCGTTGCCGTCGGCGGCGCGCGCTTCGCCAATCAACCGCTCGGCAGTCTCCATGGCCATTTTCCCCATGGGAACGCTGCCAGCGAGCGCGGGCACCAGATAGACGCCCATCGAGGCAACGAAAGCGGCGGTGAATTGCGAGTCCCAGATGGCGGGGTTCGGCTGGTTGACGGTGTAGACACATTGTGCTTGCGTCAGGTTTGTCAGAATAACCTGAATGGGGTTGTTATAAACATCCACGGAATAAGCGACAGCGTACGGTATCTGCTTGTTGCGCGGAAAATACGATGCTGCAGACACGTAAGCAGGAGACACGATGCTGCTACCGGAGCCCGAAGAGTTGTTGGTCGGTATCAGAAAGCGTATCGCAAGACTGTCGGAAGGAACCGCGTAAGCGTAAAGCCATGGTTGCTGGCTGGTGACGGGCAACGAAGTCCCGAGCGGATTCTCAGGAGTGCCGGCGTTGGCGGTAAGCAACGAAAGCGCTACCTGCTTGCGCAGGCAGTTCCAGCGCGCGCTGCGCGCCAACGCTTCGAACACAAACTGATAAAGCTGACTGCAGGCATCACCGGCTGTTGACCCATCGCTGGGAAGAATCGAACTGACTTGGGCACGGGCACCTATGCTCAAGAGAGCGAGGTTGCACACCGATAGCTGATTTTGCGAGGACATGGTTAGTCCTCATCTGATCCGTAGAGCTTTTTATGAAAACCGCTGAGTTTCGGGCGTTTCATCTCTTCTTCGGCTTCCTCGTTTTCTTCATCTTCGCTTTCGGCCCCAAGCGCGGTTATCTGCAACTCTACGCAACAGTTCTTGCCGCCGTCTTCGGTATCGCTGGACGAAATGCTGGTGATCTTGGCAAACGCATGCAGATGAAACATGTCGCCCACTTCCCAGTCTTCGTGAGAAACGTCTAATTTCTCAAGTTCATCCTGGCATAACCTTATGCAAAGTCCCCAGGGATATTTATTTTGCGACGGCATCGCGGGCCCCGTTTCCTGAGCTTCTTCAGGACTGCGCGCCATATCGACCATCTTAGGCATAGACATCGTAAAGACCTTAGTTCATTGCGTTGATTTCTGTCCAGTTAAGCACGATATCCG